TTATTCCCGGAATTCCAGTTCCTTCTGCTGGACAGGTGACCAAATACGAATTTGAAACCCTGATAAGAACAGGCGCAACTATCCATAGCAATAGTGTTCGGGGAATATATCGACTTGGGTTTTTCGATGGAAATGGATTTACTACAGCAGGAGATAGTGCGTTCGTGGGACCACACTTCAAGTTCTTGTGTGACGGAACCACGACAGACACCACATGGACTGTGTTTTTTGCTGACGGTAATGTGAACTTTGCAACTGTCGATACTGGAGTTGCTGTTGCTGCCAACACAACATATAGAATGTATCTGTCTGTTGAAGTAGATTCGTCAGGAATCTACACCACTACATATAAGATCAAGAACATGACTACGGGCACAAACACGGAAGGGATTGCATCGCCACCTTCTAGTGCGTATTATCCCGCAAACGGATACACAACCGCAATGGGAGCGGGGATAGTGAATGCCAAGAGTCTTATTACCGCAACTACAACATCAATCATTCTTTATGTCGATTACATGACTGTTCACATTCAAAGACCGATCAGCAGAGAAATCCTCATTTTTTCATAACATCATGGCATACGGCATACTCACAATCAACGATCAAGTTTTGGCTGCAACGGAGTACACCACCAACTCAAGTCAGTTGGACACCATTTGGTTTACCGACTTCAATCAATATGCAACACCAAGCACCTCTGTTCCGGTTGAAGGTGGAATGTACTTTGGCAACTCCGCAAACGGTGGCAGTATTACCTCCAATACAACTCCAATTCTCACTCCCTTCGGTGGACATACTGCGGCAAATGGTGCTATTCAGTTGTCAACAGGAACGACAAGCAATTCTACGGGCTACGGTAGCATTTATACACACCAAAACATATTGCCCGGAATACCAACGCCAACGAGTGGACTTTTCACCAAATACGAGTTTGAGTGCCTGATCAGAACGACCGCCACGATCCACAGCAATACTGTCAGAGGAGTATATCGACTTGGATTCATGAATAGCATTTCGAATGCTGCTTCGTCTGACGGTGTGTACTTCGAATTTCTGTGTGACGGAACGACAACCGACACTACATGGAAAGTCGTGTTTATGAACACCACGGCAGAAAGAAACGACACAACTGTAACGGTTGCTGCCAACACAACATACAGAATGTACCTGTGTGTCGAAGTTGATCCGTCGGGAATCTACACCACTACATACAAGATCAAGAATCTGACCACGGGCACAAATACAGAAGGCACCACTTCTCCAACAACAAATGCAAGATACCCATCAGGAGAAACCGACTATTTTGGAGTGACTGTGCTAAATAGTAAAACAGTTACTGCTACCGCAACAGGCGTACCTGTAATTTTAGACTACTTGGGGGTGCGAATTCGCAGGCCCCTATTCAGAGAAATTCTCATAGGAAAAATCTAATATGGCAAACCCAAGACCTCTATCGATTGTAAAGATCTCCAACCCGAATAGCGCAGGAGCCATTAACTGGGGCTTGACTGTCAACGATAGATTCGTTTATTGGGGCGAAATCGCACAAGACCCAACCCGTTGTTATGTTGAAGGCTTGAACAGCGGCGCAAAGATCGCATGGATGTTTCCTGAAGATTTTGTAGAAGTAGAGCCTCAAGATTTTTAATTTGACTTGATTTAGTTTTATATTATACTGTAATGCATGACTAACCTAAAGATCTACAAAATACATCCTAATGCAGTTCTTCCAAAACACGCCACCCAACAAGCGGCGTGTTTTGACATTTCAGCCTGTGGCGATACCACTGTTCCTGCCCGACACACCATGCCAATTTCAACTGGCATAATTTTAGATATTCCAGTTGGGTACTCTGTGCGTATTCATCCACGCTCAGGATTGGCTTACAAGAAGGGAATTACTCTTCTCAATGCAGAAGGGATTATCGATTCTGATTATACAAATGAATTGATGGTTCTTCTATACAATACATCGAATGTTAACTTTGTTGTACGTCATGGTGATCGTATTGCACAGGGAGAATTGATGAAGAATCTTGACTATACAATCGAAGAGTGTTATACTGCTCCTTCCCAGAAAACCGACCGCGTTGGTGGGTTTGGATCGACAGGAGTTTCTACATGAAGCGCGAAGAACTTTTTCAACATCATCAAGAACTTTGTAAGACTGCTTTGGCTATTATGATGAAGAAAAATCATGATTATGCCGGTAGCAAAGGAGGAACACCATTTGCCAATTTTGAACGGTGTGAAGCCATGGGTGTTTGCTCCACTGAACAAGGCTTCTTGGTTCGTATCATTGATAAGGTTTCCAGACTTAGTACATTTGCAACAGATGGCAAGTTAGTTGTTGAGAATGAAGGCTATAATGACGCCATTCTTGATATCATGAACTATTGCATTTTGTTCTCTGCATATGTAAAATCAAAGTCTGAAACCGAATGAACTTTTACACAAACGCATTTGTCTATGGAAATAGTGTCCTTGTCCGTGAGGTGAAGGATGGTAAGCGATCTTCTGAGAAGATTCAATATCATCCTAAACTTTACATCAAGGGTAAGAATCCAACACACACAACTCTGATGGGTGTTCCTGTCTCTGAAATGGAATTTGATTCCATGTCTGAAGCCAGAAACTTCTCAAAGGAGTATGAGGATGTGTCGAATTTTGAAATCTATGGAAACATGGATTTCGTTTATCCATTTTTGGCAGAACGATATCCCGGTGCGATTGACTACGACTTCACAAAGTTGCGCGTAGCAATTATCGATATTGAGACAGAATGCGAGTCTGGATTCCCTAACATGGAGAATCCGGTGGAGCGGGTGAACGCCATCACAATTTATTGCGATGGGAAGTATTTTACTTTTGGATTGAATTCGTTTACGGGTGTCTTGTCAAATCATCATGTCAAATGCTATGATGATGAAGCACAGATGCTCATGGATTTTCTCAACTTTTGGCAATCTCTTGCACCTGATATTGTCACTGGTTGGAACATCCGGTTCTTCGATATTCCATATCTCTTCTCTCGCATATCGGCATTGATGGGTGAGAAAGAAGCGAAGCGACTTTCGTTCTGGAATATCGTGAATCAGAAGGTGGTGAATCGCAAGAACAAAGACCACAATGTCTATGATCTTGCAGGGATTGCAACTCTAGATTACTACGAGTTGTATCTCACATTCACATACACCAACCAAGAGTCGTATCGTCTTGACAGCATTGCGAACATCGAACTAGGTGAAGGTAAACTTTCATATTCGGAGTATGAAAGCATTCATGAGTTCTACAAGAAAGACTTTCAAAAGTTCATTGAATACAATGTTCACGATGTAACTCTGATCAAAAAGTTGGAGGAGAAGTTACGACTGATGGAACTGGCGGTTGCGCTGGCTTATTCAGCCAAAGTGAATCTGATGGATATCTTCAGTCAGGTTCGGACTTGGGACGCAATCGTTTTCCATCACTTGTATGAAAAGGGTGTAGTGATCCCACCGAAGAAGCACAACAGCAAGGATCGTCAGTATGCTGGCGCTTATGTCAAGGAACCAAAGCCTGGTCTTTATGATTGGGTTGTTTCTCTTGACTTGAATAGTCTGTATCCGCATTTGATCATGCAGTACAATATCTCGCCAGAAACCAAGACTGATTGGGGTAAGGCAGGATCTCTATCTCCTGACGGCATCTTTGATCGTGAAGATGGAAAACCAATCACATCTTTCATTGATCCAATTCAGGTCTTTAATGATGTCAAACAGCGAAATGAAGTTGTTGCTGCCAATGGTGTTACATTCCGCAAAGATGTTCAAGGTGTGTTTCCTGCCCTGATGGAAAAGATGTATAAGGAACGCAAGCACTTCAAGAATCTGATGATTGAAGCAGAGAAGAAGCGTGAGACTTGTACAGACGAAGATGAGAAGATCAAGTTGGATTATGATATCTCTAAGTATAACAACTTCCAACTCGTTCGTAAGATTCAATTAAATTCCGCCTATGGTGCAATTGGTAATGAGTATTTCCGTTATTACGATACAGACTTGGCGGAAGCAGTTACATTGTCTGGACAATTAAATATTCGATGGATTGAACGCGCACTGAACAAGTATCTAAACGAAACGCTTAAGACAACGGATCTTGATTACATCATTGCAAGTGATACAGATTCGATTTACCTTTGTCTTGATTCCCTAGTAAAGAAGGTAATGAAGAATGAAACAGATGTTAATAAGATTGTGGACTTTCTTGACAAATCTGTCAATAAGGTAGTAGAACCATTCATCGAAGACAAGTATAAGGAACTTTCACAGTTGATGAACTGTGCTGGTAACTATATGCACATGAAGCGTGAAGTAATCGCAAGCAAAGGCATTTGGACTGCGAAGAAGCGTTACATGTTGAATGTGTGGGATAGCGAAGGTGTTCGATACAAAGAAGTAAAACTGAAGATTAAGGGTATCGAAACAACTCGTAGTTCGACTCCACAGATTGTACGAACGAAGTTGAAGAAGGCAATTGATATCATCATGAATGGCGATCAAGAAAAACTGATCAACTATGTGGCTGACTTCAAGAAAACATTCTTCTCTCTGCCAGCAGAAGATGTTGCGTTTCCTCGCAGCGTCAATGGCATGAAGGAGTACTATGATCCAAGTACGATCTATCGCAAGTCTACGCCAATCGCCGTGAAAGGCGCATTGTTACACAATCATCACATTCGTAAACTGAAGTTGGAAAAGAAGTATAAACTAATCACAGATGGCGACAAGATCAAGTTTGTGTATCTAAGGGCTCCAAATCCGGTTGGTGGTCCAAGCGGTAAAGATCAAGTTATTACTTTCCTAAATTCTCTTCCGATTGAACTTGATCTCAATAGATATATTGACTATGATATGCAGTTTGAGAAGACATTTTTAGATCCACTCAAGAACATTCTTGGTGTGATCGGTTGGACTGTGGAAAAACAAAACACTCTTGAGGATTATTTCGCATGAATATTAAATCATTACTAAAAATAACTGGAAACGATGACGCAACCGTAGCAGCCGAGATGGATGACACCATTGCATTTATTGATACGGGTTCTTATACTTTGAATGCACTACTTAGTGGTAGCATTTATGGTGGTTTACCAAACAATCGTATTACCTGCCTAGCAGGTGAGCAAGCAACTGGTAAAACTTTCTTTGCACTTGGCATTTGCAAGAACTTTCTAGATTCGAATCCCGATGCTATGGTTCTGTATTTCGATACAGAGAATGCAATCACTAGCGACATGCTAGATGGTCGTGGTATCGATACTGATCGTCTAGCCATTATTCCTGTTCTCACAATTGAAGAGTTCAGCACACAGGCTCTGAAGATTGTAAACTCTTATCTAGAGGAAGAGGAAGCAAAGCGTAAACCAATTCTACTGGTGCTAGATTCGCTTGGAATGCTTTCCACCGAGAAAGAGATGAATGATACCGCAGAGGGTAAGAATGTCCGAGATATGACTAAAGCGCAATTGGTGAAGAAAGCCTTCCGTGTACTTACTGCCAAACTTGGAAAAACCAACATTCCTATGCTCATTACCAATCACACTTATCAAATCATTGGTGCTTATGTACCAACTAAGGATCTATCGGGTGGTAGTGGTGTCAAGTTTGCAGCCAGCACGATTCTATTCCTAAGCAAGAAGAAGGACAAGACTGATGAAGGTGTTGTTGGTAACTTCATCACTTGCAAGAATTACAAGAATCGTTTTGCAAAGGAAAACATGGAGATAGAGACTCGTCTGAACTATGAGAGCGGTCTTAGCCGTTATCATGGATTGGCTGAATTGGCTGTTGAGTATGGGATCTTTAAGAGCGTTTCTACTCGCATCGAACTTCCAGATGGTTCAAAGGTTTTTATGAAGAACATCAATGATGAGCCAGAAAAGTATCTTACAGATGATATTCTAAAGCAACTTGATGAACGAATTCAGAAGGAGTTTAAGTATGGAAAAATTGATGGCTAACCTGTACGAATCTACAGAAGAACTACATGACGGATTTGTTGTAATCAGAATTAAGTCTGGTCCATTTGAAGGTGTTGAATACACCTATGGAAAGATTGGCATTTCTGAAACAGACGACAAGAAGTATGCAAAATTAATTCTGAACACAACTGTTGTAAAGAATCCAAAGAATGTTATACTAGAAGATGAATTTCACAAGGTAGCAGGAGATATTGTACTGCACCTATTAGATGAGTGGCTGAAGGAAAAAGAAGAAAATGAATCAGAGAATCGAATTGACGATATTACGGAGCCTGATGACGAGCGAAGACTTCTCTCGCAAGGTGATCCCATTTCTGAAGAGTGAGTATTTTCACGACAAGTCAGAACGACTGATTTTCGAAAACATCCAAGAGTTTTTCACAAAGTATAACACCGTCCCCTCAAAGGAGGCGGTGATTATATCATTGGACAAACTAAAGATGGTTTCTGAGCCAGAGTTCCAAGACTGTATGAAGATCATTGAAGATTTTGATTTCGATGATAAGCCAAACCAGGAATGGTTGGTAAACGAAACAGAAAACTTTTGCAAAGATAAAGCCATCTACAATTCCATCATGGAATCTATTCAGATCATTGATGGTAAAGATAAGATTAGAAACAAGACTGCAATCCCTGATCTGCTTTCCAAAGCATTGTCTGTGTCGTTCGATGTTCATATCGGACATGATTATACCGCCGATGCCGAGAAGCGTTTTGAATTCTATCATCAGAAGGAAAAGAAAGTCGCATTCGATATTGAGTATTTGAATACGATTACAGCCGGTGGTACGCCGACTAAGACTTTGAATGTAGTGATGGCAGGTACTGGTGTTGGTAAGTCGTTGTTCTTATGTCACCATGCCGCCAATTGTCTTGTGCAAAACTACAATGTTCTTTACATCACCTGCGAGATGGCTGAAGAGAGAATCGCAGAACGCATCGATGCCAATCTTCTTGATGTGACGATGGATGATCTAAAGGATATGCCTCTGTCTTCCTACACGAAGAAGATTGAGAATATTTGCAAGAGCATTCAGAGTCGATTGATCATCAAAGAATATCCAACATCAAGTGCCAGTTCAACGCACTTCCGAGCATTGCTTGATGAACTTCAAATCAAGAAGGGATTCAAACCGGATATCATCTTCATTGATTATTTGAATATCTGTGCATCCTCTCGTATGCGTAACAATGGTGCAATCAACTCTTATACGATGATTAAAGCGATTGCAGAGGAACTACGCGCACTTGCTGTGGAGCGTGACATTCCTATTTGGACTGCTACACAAACCAATCGTGAAGGTTATTCCAACACTGATGTTGGACTTGAGAATACTTCAGAATCGTTTGGTTTGCCAGCCACTAGTGATTTCATGATTGCTTTGATTTCTACTGAAGAGTTAGAAGAAGCCAATCAGATCATGGTAAAGCAGTTGAAGAATCGTTACAACAATGCCATGTCCAATCGTAAGTTCGTTGTTGGATTGAATCGTGCCAAGATGAAACTATCCGATGTTCCAACAATTGAACAACCAACTCTAACGGCTGGTAATACTACAGACGAACAAGAGGCTGGATCTGGATATGATATGCGCGACAAGTTTAAGAAGATGAAGACTAGCACAACTGGCGATTGGAAGTTCTGATGTCAACTTATATTGATAAGAAATTCATTAACATCATTTCTTCTAAACTAGAAAAGTTTGCGTGGAAGAAAGAAACCCTTGCTAATTGCCGATGCCCAATTTGCGGCGACTCGCAAAAGCATAAGAACAAAGCAAGAGGTTTCTTCTTTCAGAAGGGAAATGATTTCTTCTTCAAGTGTCATAACTGTGCATTTAGTAGCAATCTCTATAACTTCCTAGAGCAAGTTGCTCCTTCGCTTTGCAAAGAGTATGCACTAGAACGCTGGAAGAATGGTGAGAATGGAAAATCAAATTACAAGAAACCAAAGATTGTATTTGAGAAGCCTGTATTTAAGAAAACAGATCTAGTTGGATGTACTCCACTTTCTTCTCTAGATGACGATCATATCTGCAAGCGTTATGTTTTGTCTCGTAAGATTCCAACGGAAGCATTGAGTATTTTGTATTACACAGAAGACTTTGCTTCTGTTGCAAAAGCAATTGATCCAGATAAGACTGAACTAGTAAAAGAGAGCAGACTCATTATTCCAATCTATGATGAGGATGACAATCTTATTGGTATTCAGGGAAGATACATCGGAAACAACCCAAAGTCAATTCGTTACATAACCATAAAGAATAAAAATGCAACTCGTTTGTGGTATGGATTGAATCGCGTAAATGATGAACCAGTTTATGTGGTAGAAGGCCCAATTGATTCCTTATTTCTACCAAATGGTGTTGCAACTCTAGGAATGGATTCAACGATGACTTTACCAAATACAATCAGTGATAAGAAGGTAGTATTTGTCATCGACAACGAACCACGAAACTACAATGTTGTTGAAATACTTCAACAACTAATTGAAAAGAAATTCAATGTAGTAATCTGGCCAAACACCGTGAAAGAAAAAGATGTCAACGATATGGTGTTGTCCGGTAAAACCACACAACAAATAGTTGATATTATCAATAAGAACACTTATAATGGATTACAAGCAAAACTGAAATTAAATGAATGGAAGAAGATATGAGAAATATTAGTGAAGACGATATAAATGATGACTTCTTTGAGGAATACGGCGAAGAGATGACTCAAGCCTTCCTTAGTTTCTGCGCTCACTTTAGAGAATATGTTCTAGAGATGGATGAGAAACTTGCAGATGAATGTATGGAAGAAGCCAATACCTTTGCTAAAGATTATGGTCTAATAGTAAATAAAACCGACGATGAGTTTTATTATACAACAGAAGACGAAACCGCAGATGATTCTAAGTTGACTCGCGGTGTTATTCATTTACAATTACAATTCAATGACATCATAAAACAGAAAAACCCAGAACTATGGGATAAAGCCCTGCACTATGCAGCCGATTATGGTGGTGTTGGTCGAATTAGTTTTTTTCATGCAAAAGATAAGGATAAGAAAAATGACAAAGATACAGGTTCTTGATAAAGGTCATGTTCAATATGTGATGCACATGGGCGATGATCTAACTGTCGTGAATGCTGCTCGTGTTTCATTCAATAAGCAAAGTGCATTAGAAGGTACAATGCTTTCTGAAAAGGACAAAAAACTAATCGCATACTTAGCAAAGCATAAGCACTGGACTCCATTTGCTCACCCACAAATTACACTACGCATTAAGGCGCCAATTTTTATTCGCACTCAGTTGTTTAAGCACAAAGTTGGATTCGTTGAGAATGAAGTCTCCCGTCGTTATGTGAGTGATCCACCGGAGATCTACATGCCTCATTGGCGCGGAAAGCCAACCAATGGTGCAAAACAAGGTTCTGAAGATTTTATGCCAATTGATGATTCATATAACGCAGTGAATCGTAACTATGAACTTGCTGTGCGTGAATCACTTCAGACTTACGAAGAACTTTTAAAAAGAGGCGTTGCACCAGAACAAGCCCGTTCTGCTCTACCACAAGGAACATACACCGAATGGTGGTGGACAGGATCTCTATCTGCATTCGCCCGCGTTTATCATCAGAGAATTGATGCCCATGCCCAGTGGGAAGTTCAACAGTATGCTGCTGCCATCGGACAAATCATCGAACCTCTTTTTCCAATTTCTTGGAAAACACTCACAAACCAAACTATATAAATCACCAACTTAACTAGGAGTACATACAAATGAGTCTACCAAGCCTCTATCAGGATTTCATTCACTTATCACGGTATTCAAGATGGATCGAAAGCGAAAATCGCCGTGAATCATGGGAAGAAACCGTAAAGCGTTATTTTGATTTCTTTGAGCGAACCCTCAAGGAAAACAATAAGTTTATTCTATCTTCCGATCTTCGTAATGAGTTGGAAACTGCTGTTATAAATCTTGAAATCATGCCCTCCATGAGAGCATTAATGACTGCTGGTGATGCATTAGAACGCGACAACACCGCAGGATACAATTGTTCATATGTCGCTGTGAATAGAGTGAGGGCTTTTGATGAAATTCTCTATATACTCATGTGCGGTACAGGTGTGGGCTTCTCCGTTGAGAGGCAATATGTTGAGAAATTACCAACTATTGCAGAGGAGTTCACTAACAGTGAAACCACTATTGTTGTCCAAGATAGTAAGGCTGGCTGGGCTAAGTCATACCGCGAATTGGTATCCCTTCTTATTGGAGGTCAAATTCCTAAGTGGGACACCACAAAGGTTCGTCCTGCTGGCGCAAGACTTAAAACATTTGGTGGTCGTGCGTCAGGTCCAGGGCCACTCGAAGATCTCTTTAGATTCACAACTGATACTTTTAAAAAGGCTTCAGGAAGAAAACTCACTTCCATCGAATGCCATGATATCGTCTGTAAGATTGCAGAAGTTGTCGTGGTCGGAGGTGTGCGACGATCAGCACTTATATCGCTTAGTAATCTCACTGATGAGCGGATGCGAGATGCAAAGTCCGGGGCTTGGTGGAACGACAATCCGCAGCGCGCATTGGCCAATAACTCTGTTGCGTACAAAGAGAAGCCAGACATTGGTATCTTTATGGAAGAGTGGGTTTCGCTTTATAAGAGCAAAAGTGGTGAGCGTGGTATCTTCAATCGTGAGGCTTGCAAAAAGACTGTTGCCAAACTAGGTGATCGTCGTGATCCTTCTTATGAGTTTGGTACAAATCCATGTTCTGAGATCATCCTGCGAGACCGTGAATTCTGCAATCTCACAGAAGTTGTTGTAAGAGCAACCGATACCGCAGAGGATCTTGCTCGTAAGGTGCGTCTAGCGACGATCCTAGGTACATTCCAAGCGTCTTTAACGAACTTCCCATACCTCTCAAGCGAGTGGAAGAAGAACTGTGAAGAAGAGGCTCTGTTGGGTGTCTCCTTAACAGGTATTCTTGACAATGAAAATATGGCAAATGATGTTCTTAATTTAGAAAAAGGTTTAACCATACTAAAACAACTAGCCATTAAGACAAACAAGGATTTTGCAAAGAAACTAGGAATCAATCCAGCCGCTGCAATTACTTGTGTTAAACCATCTGGAACCGTATCACAACTTGTTGATGCCGCATCTGGCATTCATCCTCGACACTCAGATTATTACATCCGCACAGTTCGTGCCGATCAAAAAGATCCCTTATGCAAGATGATGATGGATATGGGATTCCCCCATGAAAAGTGTGTTATGAAGCCTGATTCTGTTATGGTGTTCTCGTTCCCAACTAAGTCTCCTGAAGGATGCTTGACTCGTAATGATCTTTCTGCTTTGGATCATTTGAGACTTTGGTTGACTTATCAGCGTAACTGGTGCGAACACAAGCCAAGCATTACTGTAACCGTTCGTGAGAACGAATGGATGGAAGTTGGTGCATGGGTATATAAGCACTTTGATGAGATCAGTGGTATTTCGTTCCTACCACATAGTGATCACAATTATCGTCAAGCACCATATCAAGAGTGCAGCAAGGAAGAGTATGAAACACTACTCGCTAAGATGCCAAAGAATGTGAATTGGTCTGATCTTGTCAAGTATGAGAAGGAAGATAAGACTTCTGGTACTCAAACATTTGCTTGCAGCGGCGACAAGTGTGAGTTGGTAGATATTACTTCATGATGAAAGTCGGTTCGCTGTTTTCAGGAGTAGGAGGCCTTGACCTCGGATTTGAGCGTCAAGGCCTTCCTATTTCTTGGGCGTGCGACAAAGAAAAACATTGCAGAACAATTTTAACAAAGAATTTTCCAAACGCAAAGATTTACGATAATGTTTGTACCATTGATCCTACAAAAGTGGACGCTGTTGATATCGTTATTGGCGGTTTTCCTTGTCAAGATTTGTCTGTTGCTGGTGGAAGAAAAGGATTAGAGGGAGAAAGATCAGGTTTATTTTATGAGTTTATTCGAATCGTCAGAGACATGCCAACAAGACCATCCTTCGTGGTGGTTGAAAATGTCCCCGGAATGCTCACAAGCA